CAGATAAAGTTCCACTGTTATTATTACTAGTGTAAGTTATAAGTTCAGACCCTATCAAAACCGTACCTGATGATGGAAATGAAGATGAGCTGGCCATTGTTAAACTTGTTACACTTGCATTTATTGATGATGATAATGTAGATGTAAATTGACCTGCTTGTTGCCCGCCCCATGATCCAAGTCCCCAACCTGTGGATGCAACCTCAACAGCTGGTCCTACAGGATAGTAATGTTGAACCCTTATACCACCAGATGTGGACGCGCCAGATCCTGATTCATTAGAGTCCATTTCTATTGTAAGTGTTGTATCGGTTGGTATTGATGTTACCATAAATTTTTTGTCATTAAAATCAGAAGACGTAAAACCAGAGTTAGTAATGGCACTAAAATTATCTAATAATAAAATATCAAATTTATTTACATTGTGCGCTGATGAAAAAGTTAAAGTTACAGTCTTTGAACCGTTAGTTGTACTAAATGCACTTGTTAAAGTTGTTGTAGATTTTATAGGATGTATATCATAAAAGATACCGCCAGAGTATGCGTATAAAATTCTGTTTGTCCCTAAGATGGCATATTTAATACCTGATGTATTTACAAAGTGATGAATAGCTGTTGCTCTACCTGTTATTTGAACAGATCCTAATTGTGACCAACCACCTATCTTTTCAGGTGTACCATATCTAAAACGAACATTGTCACCATCAACCCATTGGCTTTCACCACCTGTCGATGTAACCTGTTTATTAAATCCTGGTGCAAACTTTACTTTTTGTAACATAATATTTTACCTTGCGTTATTTGGTACTCCATTAGAATTTACGAATGGTGAGTGTGCAAAAGCGAGATAGACGTATGTATCTCCAGAACCATTACTATCTGAACCTGTATTTGTTAATCTAAAACCATTTGAAAGTATATCAGCATCAGTTTCATCTTGTTCTGATAATTGATTGTTTATATAGAATGTTCTACTTTCAGTATTATATCCTAATCTTTTGTCGTCTATTAACTGCCAATTTCCATTACCGTTTGTTCTTTTAAATAATACCCAAGCTGGTCTGAATCCAGTATAAACAAATGCCCCTTCAGCATTTCCAGTTCCTTTGTAGGTTCCAAATTTGCTATAGCCTTTTTTTTCTGCAAAACAATAGGCTAACATACCAGATGAACTTCCATTTACTCCACCATTTGTGCCAACGTAAAATACTGAAGATGTAGGTGTTGTATCTTGCCATCTATCACTACTTGTTACTTCACTATCGGCAGTGTGAAAGTAAAGATTTTTTGTAGCACCCTGACTTGCGTGATAGGTATACCAACCATAACTACTACCAGAATCTCGATCTTTAGTTACAATAAATCTAGGCACAGAACCTAATCCATGCCCAACTGTAGCGTTTGACCCTGTTCCCGTATAAGTCACAATACTAAATCCTGCTGTTTGGTTTGCAGATACATTTGATGTAATACTTCCATTTGAGTTTGATGATGCAGAACCACCAGCTAACCAATTCCACATAGCATAAGTTCTACTTGAACCATTTGATGCACCACCGGTACCAACAGTAACACCATCAGTTACAAAAGCACTCATTATACCTGTTTGAGTTTCTTCATCACCAAAATCACCTGAAACTAATCTTTGTCCAGCACCCCTTACTCTATCAAATAAAACATGATCAGTTACGTCATGACTTCGGCACTTAATCCAGACCCAATCGGGATTGAATCCAACTCCTGTTACATTTGTACTTGATCCTGTGCCTGTATAAAGAACAGTGTTAAAATATTGTAATGGGTCATCTATAGTCGTATAAGCCATTATCCAAACTCCGCTAAGTTTTTTGTATTAAGTGCATAATATCCATCGGGAACATCATATTCAAAATTTCCATAATTATTATCATCAGAATTACCAGTTGAGATTGAAAATGACGTACCACCACCAAAATTAAGTTCTACCACCCCACCAGTATCATAAGTTGTTGTAGCAAAATAATATTCATCACTAGCTATTGAAGTAACTTGATTTCCATAAGTAGATCCATTTCTATAAAATTGTGCCGTTCCATTATCTGCATCAAAAGCAACTGCAGCAATATCTCCATTAGAAAACGCAGTTAGCCCTGTTTGAATGTTATTACCACCACCTGTTATTCTTCCATTTCTCTCAACTGCCGCAACACCATTATCTTTAAGAGATGAATTTATAAATTGTGAAGTGCTTATAATCCCTAATATATTTTGAGAAGTTGTTGTAGTTGTTACTTTTGCCTCTACGTACCACTTACCAGAACTCACAGCAATGCTTGAAATACCATAATGAGTGTCCCAAGCGTCAGAAGTATCACTTAATATTTTAAGATTACCCTCAGTAATACTGCTATTTCTGCTTTGATAATGTAAAGGATTTATTACTGCATAATTATTTGTGCAAGTATCAGTGCGATGATCTACTGCTAAAACATTCGTGCTTGAAAAATTATTTCCATTTCCTGATGCATCTATGGGATCAGTTGCTCTAGTTGCAAAATCTAAATAAAAACCTGTCGTACCAAATGTTAAACCTGATACATCAATTGGTTTCCATATATTAGGACTATCGTCATCAAATTCTCCAAATGATGTTGGAGCTAATGCACTGCCATCAATATAAACATACTCTGCTAAATAACCATGAAAAAAATTAGCACTTGTAGTATAGGCTCCTATATAAATAGTTGTATTAGTTATTAAATCTTCATTTTGATCTGGGTAGGCTTGCCCACTTGCAAAAGTGGTTTCTTGAACACCATTAACATAAATTTTTAATCTATTACTTGCTGTTCCCTGTGTTGTATCCATAGCTACTACTATATGATACCAGGCAGAAGGATCTCTAAACTTTTTAACAGTTTCATGAATTAATTGTTGCCCTGATGAAGTTTGAGCGTACACAATAAACGTTTCAGTGCTTAAAAAAGCAATAGAAATTCTATTATCAGCATCTTGATAAGCACTAAATACATAGTGATGATGTCCTGTATTAAACATTGATCTTTTAACCCAAAAACTTAACGTAAATGTTCTTTGACTTCCACCTGATGCAGTTCTGTAATAATAAGCATTTGTATCAATCATTGTAGATTGTGCTACATTATATCCTGTATCTGAAACTGAATTTGCTCCAAGAATAGTAGGCATTAAGACTCCAACGTTGGAAGTTCACCTAATGGTCTTGTAATTGAACCATCCTCTTGTTCTGTATATTTGTATAAAGTTTCTAAAGCTGGCGTATCACTAGCATTTGTAATAGCTGTTTCCATTTCAGCTGCTTTAGTTCTTACAGCTGCTCTATGATTTGTAATAGACGATGGCACAGCTGTACCTGCATCTGCTTTTCTAACCACATACCAATCTGTTTCTGCTAGTATTCCTGCGGCTTGTGCTTTTACATGTTTTATTAATATTGTTTTTAACCCCTCTTGTTTTACATCACCTACATCTTTACCTTCTGGTATTAACCCATCTGTTTTATCTTGACTAGTGTACAAACTATCAGCATGTGCTTTAGCTGTAGCTGTACCCCATGATTTAGTTACTTTACCGTTTGCAAATGCAAAAGACTCATTGGTATTAATGTACCATTTTTCATCTTTATAATTTGTGCTATCTGTTTCTACTTCATATATACCAATGGCTTCTCTTTCGTTTTTAGTCCATAAAGTAAATATTGATTTTGGATATTGAACATCTCCAATTGTAATACCTTTATTACCACTAAAGTATTTTGTTATTGATCCTGATTCTACTAATGCAAACATATATTATTAACTTAGCGTCAATGCTAAATTCCTCCCTACTTCTAAAAACTTACTTCCATTATATCTAAAGACGAATAAATCTCCTTTTGATGCAGTCGTTGTTAATGTTGGAGCTGTGTCTGAAGCAAACTCATACGCAGCATTAAACGACAATGTTCTTGATCCTGTGCCATCTTGTATAACAAGTAATGAAACAAACTGACCAGCAACAGCATTTGATCCAGCTCCTAAAGTTCTATTTGCTCCAAGTGTAACTTTTGCAACTGGTGATGTAGATACATCCCAAGAAATAGTTGAAGCATCTGTTAAAGTTACTTCTGCATTGTACGCTGCAGCTCCAAAAATAGCTGACCCAGATGCAGACATGTCTAAAGTTAAAGCTGTAACAGCAGAACCACCATCATCACCTTTAAAAATAATATCTTTATCCTGTACACCTGCAGTTACTACAGCGTCACTAGAACTATTTGTAAAAGATAATATTGTCGTGCCACCATCTTTAATATTAACATCAGCACCATCAGCGTCTAAATTAATATCTGCAGCAGCGTCAATTGTTAAATTATTAGCACTAATAGTCATGTCAGTGCCATCACCTTCAATTTTTTCTGAGTCTCCACCAAAAACTATTCCAACATTATTTGGAATATGCACATCTGATGTAGCTGTTAGATTAATTTTAGCACTTGATGCTATTGTTAAATCTGTGCCATCACCTTCAATTTTTTCACCATCGTCACCAAATGTAATACCTATATCAGCACCTACGTTAATATCTCCACCAGATCCAACTGTAATAGATAAATCAGTTCCATCAGATTCAATTTTTTCTGCAGTTGCAAAAGTTAATCCTACACCTGATGGTATATTTACATCAGCAACAGCTGTTAAATTAATGTTATTACCAGCAATAGTTAAATCTGTACCATCGCCTTCAATTTTTTCACCATCGTCACCAAAAGTTAATCCTATATTTGCAGGAATATTTATGTCACCACTTGATCCAACTTCAAAAGTAATATCTGTACCATCACCTGAAATTGTTTCTTCAGCAGCTCCTAACATAATTTTTTTACCTGAAGCCATGAGTAATGCAGAAACATCTCCATCAAATCTAGCAACTTCAGTTGAAGAACCTCCATCGTTAACTTTAAATATTATATCTTTATCTGACGTTGCAGATTCAATAATAAAATCAGTTGAGCTATTTGTAAACGTAGCGATTGATGTCCCTGCATCTTTAAAAATTATATCTGCACCATCTGCATCTAATATAATATCTGCTTCTGCATCAAGTGTTATGCTACCAGATGATAAAGAATCTATCTCTGCTATTTTTGGAGTAGTTAAAGTTTTGTTAGTTAATGTAGCAGTTGAAGCTGTTGACACTAATCTAGCATCGCCACCAGTGCTAGGAAGAGTTAAAACATTATTAGCACTTTCTGAGTGTGGTGCAGCTACTATTTGTTGGCCATGAGAATTATTTTCACAATTAAGTTGAAGAGTACCTTGATTAGTATTACCTTTAATAGTTACATGGCCTGTTCCATTTGGTGCTAGTTCTATATCTGCGTTTGATGTAGTAATAATATCTTGACCATTCATATCAAGATTACCACCTAGTTGAGGTGTAGTATCCTCTACAACATTTGATATTGCACCCGATGTAGCTAACCCTGAAACTATAGTTGATCTCGTAATTTTTTTAAGTCCACCACCTGAAGTATCCACTGCTAAAAATACGTCATCACCAGCAACCGTAGATATTTCTGATAGTGATCCTACTGCCACTGAATTAAAGTTTGTGCCATCTGCAATTAATAAATTACCTGAAGTATTTGTACCCATGGTAATGTCATCACCAGCAACTGTAAGATCTCCCGTGATACTTAGATTTCTAAATCCAGATATATCTTTATTTGAATCAACTATAACTGCTAAAGATGCAGATACAGTTCCTGCAGTAATACCATCTAATAAATTTAATTCTGCTGCTGTTGACGTTACACCATCAAGTATATTTAACTCTGCTGTTGTTGATGTTACACCATCTAAGATGTTTAATTCTGCTGCAGTCGATGTTACACCATCAAGAATATTAAGTTCAGCTGCTGTTGAAGAAACAGCAGTGCTACCTAAAGTTAAACCACCATCTGGTATAACCACACTACTTCCAGATAAAGCTGTAAAAGTATTTGCTGTAAATCTAAAATCATCTGCGCCAGCAATTGCAATATCTATTTGATCATCTGTATCCGCTGTAATTGTAGTATCTTGGTCTTCATCTAATATTAATGAATCACCATTAAGATCGTAACTTCCAACACCACCTGTTGCAGTGTCTACAATATTTGTTCCATCAGAAAATAATAATCTTGTTCCTTTATCAGATGCACCAAAAGTTACACCAGTTCCTGATTCAGTTTTAAATTGAACAGTAAAAGAACCTGATGTTCCGTTTACTACAATATAAACTTTTTCAATTGAATCTGGAACAGTTACAACTTGATTACCTGTAATAGTTCCTGTTAATTTTATAACTGCATGTCTTGCAACAGATGTTGACTCAGTTGTGTCACCATCTGTAATTGTTAATTGCGTTGTTTGTGCACCGCCAGCAATAGACTTTTCTACGTAACCAGCAATTGCTTTTTCTACAATTTGTAAGTTAGTATTAGTTTTTGTCCCCCATGTACCGGCATTTTCGCCGGTTGCCATTAGTTCAATACCTAGATCTGAAAATGTTGA